AAAATTATCAAAGCCAATATGTTCTGGTGGCTCTTTTTTAGTTGTTACAAAATGCCAAAATAAAACTTCAGCATTTAATAATTGTTCTTGAAACTCTGTGTCAGCAGTAATTTCTAAAGCTTCGTATTTCATGTTTCCATAAAATGCAGAAAAATATAATTTAGGATAACCTGTCACCATTAAATAGTGTTGTATCTGTGCTTTATATTTATCAACTTGTTTTTTAGAATTTGTAAATGCATTAGTATGTTTACATTCCAATAAAGCACCTTCGTCATTATTTAAATCTGGATTATAATTTGACTGCGTTTCTGGTAATATTAAACCATCAACATGAGCATATAAATAAGGATAGTCTTTATGGAAAAAAGTTTCTTGTCTATTACTAACTTTTAATCCGTATTGTTTTTCAAACCATGCAATATTAAATGGTTCTGTATGTACACCCATTTGTACTGGTAATACATCAGATAAATCTACAGGTTCGGCATCGCCTGTTTTTTCTAACCACAATGAATGCCATTCACCATTGTATAATTTGGTAGCATCACTACCACCAATACCTTGTTTTCTATCAAACTCTTTTTTCATTTGTTCTTTCTTGATTAATTGTTTCTTCTGAAATTTCTTTCCAATCCCAAAAATTATTTTCTAAATGATCTTTTAAATCATTTAATTCTTCTTGTTCTACTCCGTTTATTCTTATGACTATTAATTTATTAATCATATAGTTCCTCCTACTTTATAAAAATGTTTAGGGTGCTTTCTTAACTGCATTTGCAACAATGTTTCTAACTTGTAATCCCATAGTTGTTGCACCTTTACGTTTGATTTTTTCCCATTTTTCTTTTTTTTTCTTTTCATGTTCTAACCTCAACCTTTCTATTTCATTAACAAACTTGTAGGGTAGAGTACCTTTCAAGATCATCGTTGCATTGTGATTGTAAACATCGTCATTAAATTCTATTTCTTTATAGAATTTTAATAGCCTCATTCTAAAAGCTTGTTGTCTTATATGAGGTGCTGCGTAGTCTATATTAGACTTCTTCTTTAACTTGAACATCATCATCCTTTACAGTAAATGTATTTTCTTTAGCTTTTTCTAAAAGATCATTTAAAAGTTTTTCTTTAGTTTTAAATTTATCTGTTATTGATTTAGCTTTAGTAAGGTAGTGAACAGCATCTAGTAGTTCTTCTATTGTTTCAGCAATCCATTGGTCTAACGGTCTTTCGTTAGACTCCATTGTCTTACCAAACTTGTCCATACCTTGTATGTGTCGATCAAGAATTAACTTAACGACTTCATTTACTATAGGATCGTTTGTTATATCACCTGGATTAAGATCTGGGTTGATTGTCATTGTTTTGCACCTTTGGAGTTAATTGTATTGTCATTTGTAGAGCATCTGCCCAACAGCAGAATAACCATCCACTTGGTTTTCGTATGCCACATTCCCATTTGCTAACTAATCCTTTTGCAACTCCCAAAATCTCATCCATCTCTAATTGAGATATATTGAGTTTTTTTCTAGCAGCTACAAATTGTGGAATTAAAGCATTGTGGAATAAAGGGCCTAAAGCTTCATTAGCCATTTATACCTCCATTATTTACTGTTGTTTTTGATAATAATGATGATTTAATTAGAACATTAGTGAACAATAATTTGGGGTAAAAGTTATCGGTAGTAAATATAGCTAGACAATACGGGTATTTTAGTCTATTACTACCGATAATTAATGGCTTTCGACACCAATTAATTATTCTTTCAAACCAAATCAACATAAAAAGACAATACGCACTTATTTACTGTATAATATGGTAAATGTTTCCTATATGTTCTTCCTACTGTGCGTAGTAAAGGTAATATGATAAAAAAATACTACACACAATAGGGGTGCTAGATTGTTAATTATTAATGCAATCTCTAGCTATTAAAGACTTAAACATATGACTATGATGCTTTAAATTCGGCAGCAATATTAATGACTTACATCTGTAAGTTGATGTTTTAGTTCATTAAATACACTAAAATTTCTATCTTGTTTCCAAAGACCTTGCATATTAGCTTTGGAATTAACATGAAACAATATTGTTGTATGATCTAAACCTAATTTATGACCAATAGTTGGCAATGAATTATGAGTTAATTCACGCATTAAATTTATAATCATAGACTTTGGTATAATTATATATTGTTGTCTAGATCTACCTAATATTTCAGTCATTGATATTTTAAAATAATCACAGACAACTTTGCAGGTGTCTTCAAATATATTTGGATTGTTTTTTATTTTAGTGTGAATAGGGGGTACATATTCAATTAAAGGATTTTTGCTTTTTTCACTTTCTTTAAAACCTGCTTCAAATCCTAATTGATATATACGTTGCTCTTTGTCAGATAACAAATCGTAAGCAACTTTTATTGCATATATAAATTTATTCTGATCTAATTTGTTTATGTGTTTTTGATAAAGTTGTTTTATTGTCATACATTTCCTTTTCTTCTTGAAGCTTCTAATGTTCTCCAAACTTCTATTTTCATTTCAGCTGTTCGTCTTTTATTTTTAAGTTCTAACAACTCTAAATTAATAGTATGAAGTTTGTTAATATGGTTTTTATAATTAGGGGATGCATAGAAATCTTCAGTAGCTTTTGATACTGATACTTCTGATCCACTAATAAATATTCCTTTAATATTCTTAAGCATATCTTCACCATATGAAATTTCTGCTTGTAATTTAGAATATGTTTCGTCTGTTGATGCCAAATAAGTTAGCATTTTTTCAATGTCCATTATTTTTCTCCTGTTCTTTCCAATGTTCTTCAGCTAATTCATAAATTGCTGGATCTTCTACATCATGACCACCATGTTGTTCATCATGTTTTTTTAACCAACATGATTTACATAATTTAAATAAATCACTTTGTGCTTCTTTAAAATGTAAAGCAGATTCGTAATAACCCATAAATTCATCTTTAACTGCTGGTAATTCTTCATAAGTATAATTGTAAAAATTATGTACTCTAAATTCATCAGACATACATGTTCTCCCATTGTTTGCTGCTAAGCATATTTGCTACAGCTTTTTCTCTTTTTCTTGATACGTTGTAAATTGATCCTCGAGTGATTGGGTGTGTTGCCCAGTCAGTCGCTGTTTGGTAAACTGCAAAAAGTGTACTGCCGTACCTGTCATTATATTTACACCATAAATTATCCAAATGATTAAGGACAAGAATGCTGTCATGCTCAATATCCAAACCTTTTTTATAAGGCTTGGCAGCGAGTGTTTTTCTAAATAGTTCTGTAACATCTGATGTATTTACCTTTCGTTGTAACATTTTGAACATTTCATTACCTAGATCTTCATGATCTTGTAATCCAGATCTAAACTCTGAAACAGAATATGAAATATCTTTTCTAGAGCTGTGTTTATTGTAAACAGTAAAAGTCCAATCTGGTCTAACCATACCGTTCATGCACCACATATACATTGAAGAAAACATTATTTGTTGGCCCCATTGACCATCAAGTGATGAGTATATTCGTATTTGTGGAATTATTTTTTCTTGTTGACCTTTGTGTTTAAAGGATTCTATTTGAATATCTTTATTCCAAAAGTTAATATCACGTCTATATTTACGACCATTTGCATACACATGGTCTTGTGTAGTGATTTCAAATTCTTCGTAATTTGGTAATGCTTCTCTAATTACATCATTAACTTTCTCAGCTAATACTGAATAAGGTCTAACAATATAATCTTCTGAATGAATACCAAGTAATTGACCTGTATCTTTTCTAATTAAAGCATATCTATTCACAAATTCTTGGTGAATAGGATTTTGATCAGTTTCATCTTCCCAACAATGTTGATAAGATAATTGTCTTTTTTCTACATCAAAATACGCACTTTGATCTATTGTGAGTAGATTGTTTGGCAGCTCTTTGTTAATAGCTAAGTTATTCATAATACCTCTTTCTTTCTTATGTTTCTAGCTCCCTCTATTGAGGGAGTTAGTATTAGTTGGCATGAAGTGAACCTTATCTTCACACCAACTATTCAAAGGTGTATTTTTTTATTCCCAAGGGTAATACACAAACCTTGTGTTTATACATCTTGCGATGCCTAGAATTTTTCGTATTTCTCACGCAAATAAACTTCTACTAATGTCTTAATAATTTTAGACATAGGAAGTCTTTCACTAGCTGCGTGTTCTCTTAATCTTGCATGTAAATCTTTACCTAAACAAACACCCATTACTCCGTATTGTGCTGCAACACTAATACTTTTTGGTTTTTGTTTATTTAATTCTGCATCTATTTGATCTATATTCATTTCTTACCTTTCTTACGTTTTGTTTTTTTACTTGGGTACACAGTTTCTGATCTAAATGTATTTAACCATTTTTTGTGTTCAGCCATTGTATGTTTTTTATTTGTTATTTTTGTTTTCATAATTAAAACCATTCGGCAGCATCAGCTACTTTCCATTCTATTTTTTTCTTTTTATATTTAATGTTACTGCGTTGAGCAAAATCTATTGCTTCACTTTCTAAAACAAACACTTGGTTAGTAAATAACTCCCATGTATTGTTTTTATTCCAAATGATGCAAAATATTGTTTGCATTACCAACTACAATAATATTCTGGTTGATTACCATTTGATAATTCATCTTTGCACCATTGCAAAAATTCTGTATCTTGATCTTTGTAATCTTTAACTTGTTCTTCTTGGTATTGTTGGCCCCAAAAATAACCATCTGCAGCAAAGTAATCATAATAATTATTATCTATTGCTTTTTCTAATTCATCTACAATTTCTTTAGTTAATTTAACTGGGCCACCATTAAATCCCAAATTAAATGATCCTGGATCTTTGTCCTGTGGGTTTTGTTCTGCATATTTAACAGCCATAAATTGTTGAAGTCTTGCATGTTTTCTCCATACAAAAACTTGTGGTTCACCACTATATTCTTCTTCTGAATAATATTTAGCCCAATCAATTTTTGCATTTCTTAAATGTGCATGTTGATCTAATCCCATGTTATTCTCCTATCCTGCGTTATCTAATTTATATTCGTATCTAGCTTCTTCAGCTTTTTCGATGTAATCGTGAATTTCAAATATAGTTGTAATGCCTAATTGTTTTAAACCTGCAACATAAGCATCAGTATCTATTTTGCATTCACCATAGTCTGAAACTAATTTGTCAATTTGTTCTGTAAATAATACATCAGTACTTGTCATCGTTGTCCTCCTTTAAAAGTTGGTAGCATCGCCCATAATGTAAATATGCCAAATGCAGCCATTATAAATCCAAGTACAAAATCAGCATGAACAAGTACAAGCACTCCTAAGAATGCTATAACAAATCCAATTAGTAATAATGCTAATCTCATAATTAAATCCATGATTTAGTTTTGTTAGTTTCTTTACGTTTTAATTCGTAAGGTAATTCGACAGTATCTGGCATATGCTTTGATATTGCATAGCAAAGACCTAATACTATTCTGATTGGCATCATGATTGCTATCCAAATCCATTTAGCAGCAACATTCATTAACCAGTTTTGTAATCGTTTTAACATTTGCACCTCCATTAAGTTATTATGATTATTAATTATCAAAAACGCACATTGTGAGTATTTGATTTTGATGATACTCGGCAGCACCATCAATTTAGTTTTGCCCGTGTGTAGTTTAGAACAATTCTAAATACGATAAAAAAAGCCCCATATCCTACGAATAAGATACAGGGCTTAAGTTTATTATTTAACTAATTTTAATAACTGAGATTTTATCATATCTTTCTCAGCTTTCTCAACATTGTTAGGATCAACTGCTGATTTTCTATTAGGAACTGGGATATATTTCTTACCAAATATTTCCTTGTACTTAGCTTCTAATGTATCAACAATTAAACTTGAACGTCTAACATTTAATGTTTGAGCTTGTAATATAAACAACAACGATGATAATTTACCTTTGGTAATTTCTGTACCAACATCATCTCTTGTTGCTTGTTTTACTTTTTCTTTGGTTTTATCTAATGACATCTGACACATATCATTATGTCTATATAAACCACCATAGATTGTGTCAAAATTCCATTCTGCAATTTTAGACCAATCTTTGCAATCTATATAAGCTGTAATAGTACCATCTATCATAGCATTGATACCATCAACCATAGTCTTCTCAGCCTCATCTAATACTAATTCCATATTAGCTAGTCTTGAGTCTGGATCATCTCTGTATGTTTCTGCACTCATTATTGTACTCCTTCCATGTTAGTTAATTCACAATCAATAACAGCAATTTTACTATCATTGCCATCAGCTACTGCTTCATCTCGCAAGTTAGCCAACTCCTCAACTCTTTTGATATTCTTACTATCTTTAGCGATAGCATAATATTCTAACATATCGTCTATAGTCATATTAACCTTTCTAGTTACGTTTATAAATTACCCTACTAGCTGTCACTTACGGGGTAAGGGGTGCAGTCATCACGAGGTAAACTAAATGCTACTTGCGATCCTGTGTCAGTCAAAGACGTGCAGGGTTCACCCCTGCGACACAGAGATCTGCAATGTACATTTAGGCAAACTCGATGATACAAGCACCTACCACCCCGTGTGTGTGAGGGGCCCATAGCAATAACGAGCAACAGCGAGTG